ATGGAGATTTTTAACGGAATATTATGCTGTACTGCTGAGGAGTTAGGTGTAAGTCTTGACACATTGTTAAAGATGGCACATCGTAACCCTTCAATAAGAGTACGCAGAGCATGCAAGAGCACTACGGCGTTGTATTCCGTTGATGCTCTACCGCCTAAGTACAAAAACATGTTGTTAAAGCTAAGCAACGAAAAACCACAAAAAGAAAAATACGGATTTGTTGATAGAGTGATGCCAGATACTAGAGCAATCATGTTTTTTTCAAATTACACACTAGCAGACGGCAGACATCTAACTCCAGAGAAGCAGACGCAATACTCAAACAGTGCTGCAATACTTAAGACATTTGGCGAGATGATAGCAGAAGCTAATGCAATGCGATTAAAACAAGACGGCAAAAAGCTAAGCATTTGCGATTTTTGGAAGCAAGCAAGCGAAGCACTGCCACAAATTGCTCAGACTTTTCCCCATTCACTACCTAGCAATGCGAGAAAATTGCAAAGTAAATTTAATGCTTTTACACCTGATAACTACGAGGTGCTTGTCTCTCAAAAATACATGTTAGAGAATAGCAACAAGGTTAAGACTGAGGAGCAGAAGGCTCTGCTAACGCTGTTATTGAGTCATCACAATAATTTTGATAACAAACGCATTGCAGACTTATATAATCAAGAAGCTACTCGACTAGATTGGCCAACAATTAACTACATTACTGTATTAAACTATAAAACAAAGATAGACCTAACAATCTCAGCTGCAAGGCTTGGAGAGACAAACTTCAGGAACAAGCGAAGCATGACAGTACAACGCAGTAAGCCGTCGAGTCCTTTCTTGTTCTGGTCTGCCGATGGTTGGGACTGCGAGCTATACTATCAAACAGTTCAAACAGATAAACGAGGCAATCGCACAACATACCACAATAGACTAGTGGTTGAGATAGTACTAGACCCTTGCTGCAATTACATTATAGGCTACGCTATTGGATACCGAGAGAGCAGCGAACTGATACAGGAGGCACTTAAAAATGCCGTACTTCATGCTCATCAACTCACTGGCAGATATTTAACTACTTGCCAGTTGCAGACTGACCACTTCGGCACTGGTAAGACAATGCAGCCGTTCATCGCAGCAGTTGCCGACAAGTTCACACCTGCGAGAGTAAAGAACGCAAAGGCTAAACCAGTCGAACCATTTTTCAATTATCTCAATAGAGAGTACTGTCAGACACAAATGAATTGGTCAGGCTTTGGTGTAACAACTGACCCCGACAAACAGCCAAACGCTGAGGCGCTTAATCTCTACAAAAAAGAATTTCCTGACGAGGCTGGTGTAAGAAAGCAGATTGAGGCAATGATTGAAGTAGATAGATCTAAAAAAAGAGATGAGTTTATGACAATGTTGCAAGGTCTTAAAGAGGAGAACACTCACGAACTAAGTCGAGAGAATTATCTCAAATTTTTCGGTCAAAGAAGTGAGTACCTATACGGAGCTAACAAGACAGGCATAAACATCAAAATTTTAGGCGATCGTTTGCAATTTGATAGCTTCGACATAACCTTCAGAGACCACAGCCTACTTAAATGGCAAATGTTTTACGATATTGATGACTTGAGCACAACCTTGGCAGTAAGTGAGGACGGACAATACCAGTATCTGCTTGAAAAGAAGTATGTGCAGCCTATGGCTCTAGCAGATAGAACTGAGGGAGACGCTGAACAGCTGCAAAAAGTCAGGGACTTCAACAAACAACTAGAGCAAGAAGTTACAGACAGACTTGCAAGTGTTTACGACAATGCTAGCGATGTGATTAGCACTAGCAAACAACTCAGCAACATCTTACGCCGTGCTGTGATTACTGACAGCAGAGGACAACACAAACAACTTAAAGAGGCTGACCTTAATCCACAAGCAGCACAACAACAAAACAATTTTAACGAAAACGATTTTTCAATTTTTTAGAATTATGCAAATATCAGAAATAAAGAAAATACAGGACGCTCTAAGAAATTTTTGCAACCTTAAAGGCTCGCAAAACAAAGGAGCAGCCGCTCTAGGCATTAGCAACGCAATAGTATCGAAAATTTTGCAAGACAAGGTCGAAGGCGTTACTGATGAGTTTTTTAGAAATCTATCGGCAAAGCTAGGACTTACAAGAGAAGGAGAGCTAACTTGGCAAGTGGCAGAGACAAAGGCATACAGACGCATGGCCTTCTGCATCGAACAAGCACAAGAGGCAAGTCTTACAATGGGAGTAACTGGCTGGGCTGGTATGGGTAAGACTGAGGCGATAGAGGTGTATGTTGCAGAACACCAAAATGCTTACCACCTATGCTGTTCGGAGTATTGGAATAGAAAAACATTTTTGAGCGAATTGCTTAAGTGTATGGGCACAGATTGCACTGGTGCAAGTGTTCAGGAGATGGTTGAGGATGTTATCAATGGACTTAAACGAAAAGACCACCCTGTTATCATAATGGACGAAGCCGACAAACTTAGCGATAGCGTTCTCTACTTTTTTATCTCAATTTATAACAGATTGGAGGATAGATGCGGCTTGATGCTAGTAGCTACTGACTACCTAGAAAAACGCATTAAAAAAGGCTTACGTAACAACAAAAAAGGCTATCAGGAAATATACAGCAGACTAGGACGTAAATTTATCGAATTGCCTGCACTAGATGACGAGGATGTTATGCTTGTCTGCGCTGCAAATGGCATGAAGGACGGCAAGGCTGTTAATAGCTTGTTAAAAGACCTTAAACAAGACGATCGTCCAGACTTGCGACGTGTTAAGCGTGCAGTTTGGGCATGGCTAAAACAAAATAAAAAACAAGAGGAGGCTGCTGATGAGCAAGAGGATGCTAACGAGTAGGAATATCTTAAACGCTAAATTTAAGACTGCCGACTTCTCAGGTGCTTGGCTTAGGTCCTTCGGTAGGCCAGTTTTACAAGGCATTTGGATGATTTGGGGAGTAAGTGGTGCAGGCAAGACTTCCTTCCTGATGCAATTCGCTAAATACTTATCGCAATTTGTCAGCAGTAAAGTAGTCTATGATAGCATTGAGGAAGGTTTTAGTCAATCAATTAGAGACGCATGGATACGTTGGAACATGCAGGACGTAGGCAACAAGGTGGGACTGCTCAATGCTGAGGAACTTGATGAGCTTAACGTAAGGCTCGACAAAAAAAAGAGTCCTAACATCATTATTATTGACTCTATACAAAAACTAAAGTACAAACTTCGCTATAATGACATCGACATGATGAGAAAGCGACATCCTAGCAAGTTGTTCATTTTTGTCTCTCAGGTTGGTGAACGTGGTGAGCCTAAAGGCGAGGTTGCCAAGGCTGTAAGACACGATGCAGACATCAAGATGGTTGTAGAAGGCTCTAAGGTGCACGTAGTTACACGTTACGCAGACACACAAGGCAACGGAGGACAGGATTTTATCATTAACCAGGATCTAGCGGATAAATACGACGCAAAAATTCAATTATAACTAAATAAATTTAATCAAATGGAAACACAAACACAACAAGTACAAATGACTGCCGAGGAATTGTCAGAGTTTGAGGCATTTAAAGCCTCACAAGCGCAAAAAAAAGCAAAACAAGAACGTCAAGACGCACTTGACACTTACAAGCAGATGATTGACGAGCAAATTACTCTTGTTATGCCTGAGTTGTTGAGCATTTCGGAACAACTTGCAACAGTTAAGACAATAGTTTACGAAAATTTTAAGGCTCTTATTGACATAAAGAGAGACACTCTAAAATTGGCAAAAGAGGGACAATTCTCTCACACCTTTACCAGTAGCGACGGCAAGTATCGCCTAATCCTTGGTTACAGTGTAATCGACAACTACGACGATACTGCTAACGATGGTGTTGAACTAATCAAGAACTGGATACAAAGCAAAGCAAAAGACGACGACACTAAGGCACTTGTGGATATGGTAATGAAGTTGCTATCTAAAGACAACAAAGGCAATCTAAAAGCTAGCAGAGTGTTGCAACTTCGTAACATGGCGGCACAAATTAACGACACAAACTTCTCGGAAGGTGTTGAGATTATAATGAATGCCTACAAGCCTATCAAGAGCAAACAATTCATTAAGGCATTTGTGCAAGGAGAAGATGGTGAGTTTGAGGCTATCCCTCTATCAATCACTAACGCAGACTAAACAATCAATTTTTTTTGGTAGTGAGATAGACTTCACTACCAAATTTTTAAAATTAGAAAATTATGGCAAAAGACGAACAAGACAAAGATGTTGTTGTCAGAATGGTATCAAAGTATAGGGATTGGTATCAAGAAAGATTTTCAGTGCCACCACAAAAAGGTAGCAAAATGGGCTATGTGATAGAGTATAATACTGCCAAAGGCATCTATAACATGCTCGTGGGTACTTTTAGAGCGAAAAATCCCGAAATGATTGCCGACGATGAGACAATCTTAGGTATGTGGCAGAGATTACTTGATTATCTTAAAGAAAAAAATGATTTTTTTCATTTAACTCTTACTTCGATACATCGAGGTTACAACACAATTATCGCTCAACTTATGCGGCACAATGAAAAACTGCAAAAGCAAGCAACAAGACCAGCCTCGAAGGATGAGATGATACGCAAAGCAAGCATTATTCAATCTATGATAAACGACAAAAATGGAACAAGAGGCTAGTTTGGTAGTAAGACAAGAGCAGACAACACTGCCAGCGTTGCAAGTCAGTCCTGCCGAGTTCTTGGTCCAAAATAGTCCAGTGAAGGTGATAGAGAAATACAACGAGGTTACAACCTCATTGATGGCGATAGACCGCTCTATCCCTTCTCTTATTGACTTAGACAAGACGTACGGTCGTGAGTATGTTGTTGGCTACATAAAGTTGTGGATGCTAGAAATTGCCGATTATCTTGGCACTACTCATCCGACTGATCAACAGCTAAACCTTTCTGCTCAAGTGATATTTGACAAAAACAAATTTCTTAACCTCGCAGACATCAAGCTAATTGTAGAGCAGATACTTAGCGGTGAGATTGCAATATCTGGAACAATCACAGCCGCAAAACTTTGCCCTATCTTTTCGAGATACTGGGAAGATAGACAACGCAAAGCAATAGAGCACACTGACAAACAAGACAAATTTGTATTAAAAACAAAATTGTCGGAAGATGCAGTGATAAAAGGCTATCAAGAAAAACTTGCAGAGAGCATGAGAGTAAAAACCGAGCGAGAGGCTAAAATGCAAGACGCTAATAATCTAATTAACGAACGTATTAACATCGCATTAACAGCGATAAAAAAGCACAAAAATGATTAGAAACGTAATTATATCAGTTGACGGTGAGAACTGGCGAGGATATGCAGCTGCAGCTAGAGTGGTAGCAACAACAACAGGCTATCTATTCATGAAGGCCCATAAATGCAAAGGTCAATTTGTTCTAAATGGTAGAACTGTTAAAGTGTTAAATTTTGCAAAAGTAGCAAACTGGCCACGTTACGAGAAGCAACTCGCTACAAAAAGAAAGTGCATGCGAGAAATTCAAAGTCTTGAAAAAACAAAAGAATATAATAGACTCTATCATAAGGAATATATGAAAGAGTATAGAGCTAAAAACCTAGAGAAGGTAAGAGAATGGGGACGTCGTGCTTCAAGAAAATTGAGACTTAAACAATTAGAATTATGCAAAAAAAAAGAACTGACTGCGACAATGTAATCAAGTCGCTAATGGAAATTAAGACAGAAGATCAAAATCTTAAAAAATTGATCTACGGCATAATCTTAAAAATAAAAGATTATCGCAATAATGACGATTATCGCATAAACATGCTCCACAACATTATTGCCAATGCAGACAAGGCATGCCTTCCAGAAGTCTATCCACCACCTCGCACTGTTAAAACTTACATTGAGTAATATGTATAAATGTTTGATTGTTAAGAGCAACAAGAAAACGCTACAAACTACTAGCGTAAAGACTAAAACATACAACAGTCTTAAACATCTTGACGCCTTGCTAAAATCTCGTTTCTCAAATGAGGAGAGAAATCAAATACTTGAGCAACTTGACACTTTTGGCAAGGCGTTGATGCAGAAAGGTCGCATTGAGTACAATTTTACAAAGGAAAAAAATGAATAGATTTATAAAAATCATACAAAAGCTACAAGTTGAATATATAAGCAAGTTAAACTTTTTTGACGTTGCTGTGTACAACAAAAGAGATACAGGCGTGTCGGTGGTGGTAATAATAGGTGATACTACTTTTTGTTTTTATAGTTTTTGGGACGATGATAAAAATGAAATCATTTTGGACGAATTAAAAAATTATTTAAAAGAGTTGAGAAATGGACGAAAAAACGATACAAGTAGAGAGGCCTAATGGCTACGCAAACGAATATCCATTTATTTGCGAGGTTAAGATGTCGGAGAGCTCTCGCAGTAAGGTAGAGATGGAAGCATATAGCAAATTAAAAGACACATTTAACCGTCTTTTGGTGGTAGAAAGTGAAATCTTTGAAGTTAGAAGTGAAGTTGTTAAGATTATAGACGAAGTTAATGCAACTTTTAAGAAGTGCAAAAATATCGAAGTTGGACAACTTAACAAATACAATTATTTTTACGACAGCATCTGGTTCTTTGTTGGTAAAATAAAATTTGATTTTACACAGTTGAGAATAAGACAAGCAACCGACTGGATAGTAGCAGCAAGTTACATGTCTCCAAATATTGATACTACAATGTGTGAGTAATTAATGGAAGCGATTACAGATATAGCATATATTTATTTTATTGCATTGTTTATAATAGCAATATTTGACACGGACGAATAGCGAGAAGCCTGAGAAGTAACTCGTACTAAAAAAATAAAACCCCTATGTAATTGAAATACATAGGGGTTTTATTTGTTTTTGTGTTATAATTATACTATATTTGCAAAAACAAAAATTAAACAAAACTATGGCACATAAATCTACATTAAAAAGAGCTCAACAAATTGCACAAATTGTGCAAGAATATTATGAACCAGGAAGGCAGGATAGAAGCAAGACATGGGTATATCGTACCAAAATCCGTCCTCTTTTTGGAATTTGTCAACGTACTTTTTTCTACTATTTGCATCTACTAGAGCAATCTAACACTCAGAGCCTTCAATTAAGTCTGTGGTAATATCTAGTTCTTGAATATCTGCAAAAGTAAATTCTCGTATTGCACTATTATCTTTAATAAAACAACGGTATCCTTCTATGTTCTCAATCCACTCCTCGCTTTGATTGTCGGTAGTGCTAGATGTACGAGTTAGTGCTGATACTAATGTCGTTGTTTTGCCGTATAGTTTGCTACAAATTAAATTGCATAGTAACACGTTGCTAAACATAGCATCCTTAAATCTTTTTGTCCTTGCATCAGTTACTACTCTAAGCGATAGACTTACCTCAGCCGTTTGTTTACCACTAAGCACATCGCTGTATGTGATAGAATTAAAATCTACAAACACAGCAGGAAGGTAAAAAGGTTGCTCCTCCAGTGGCATAGAGGTCTGATTGTTGTAGAGGTCTATGTGTTTAATAATAGATTTGCCTTCTTGGTTTTTTATTTCTTTAAGGCTTTGCTCTATCATCTCATAAATCTTTTTTCTCATTGTTAACAGGGTGTTAATAGGTTGCTTTTATATCAATAACTCCATTTTTATAGTTAATACTCTCTAGTGTCATCTCGTCTATTTTTAGATTTTCACGAATAGAGTATTTTAGGCTATTTACATCATTGTCTGATGTGTAGTCGTCGATACCAACACCGAGGCTAGGATATTCTTTTAGCTCGCCTTGGTGTGCTTTAAGAATAACAAACTGGTTTTGCTCCATGGTCTCGCCTAATGTCATAGATGCAAGTCCGTCTGCTTTTTTTGTAATTCTTAAATCCTGTGTTTTGTTGTCTAGTTGTATGCCTATCATTTTTTTAGTGTTTTATAGTTGCATCTTCCAAATCTTTTGTTTCGGTTTTCAAATCCTCATTTGCAAGCCATTCTGTCAATGCTGTTGTTTGTAATGAAGCACCGCCATCTTGTGCGAGTGGTTTCCAATTTTTAATGGCTTTTTTTAAGTCGTTTATTTGGTTTTCGATTGCATTAATTTGTTTTGTCAATTCTTCTATCTTAATTAATCCACCATTTTCTCCACCGTTGAATGTGATAACCTCGGCTTTCTCTACCATCAGCACAATGAGGTCTCGCATTTTACCAGCTGATAGGTCTGCAATCAGTACCTTGCTACCTACTTTTGGTTTTACGATCATTGTAGCAGTGCTATTAGCAAACCCTGAGACAAGTCTAATATTTTCGTGTGTTAATCCTTGTATCTTTGCAGATATTGTTGTATCTTTAGCCTCAGTAACTTCACCCTCAAATAGGTTGATGCCTACATTGTTGGTAGCAATATTTTTAATTATTTGTTTAATTTCTGAACCTTTTGACATAATGAAAAAGTATTTAATTTTGTTTGTGTTGTTGTTCATCAGCGCAAGCCTTTACTCTCAAGAAGTAAAAACTGTAATTATTTACGACTCTGCCGACCATAGCCAGTGGCATAGCGAACAAGTAACAGAGTCTAAATATGCACCTTATGAGTTTTGCTTCGATTTGGATAAATATCACGCTAAAATTGACTCTATAAAAGCACTTTATCCAATAGATAGCAATCTAATTAATAAAAAAGTGCTAACATGGGAAGAACGTCAACTCTTGATACAAGAGAGAGAGGACTCCATTAAAAGAAAAACCGACGAACTAAGAAAGCTAATCTGGCCAGATTATGAACCTTAGAGTTTTTTGCCCAGTTCTATCTTACGAACTGCTCCAGAACTTGATACTGTGGTCTCTACTGATTTGACAAAGTAAAGACCACTACGTTCAGGCTCTTGCTGGTTAGTAATGTTTGCACTATATCCACTCGAACAAAATGGAAGCAGCCAAGACTGGAAACTACCCTCGTATCCTGTGTAGCATTTTCTTGCATAAATTTCGTTTGCAATTTTTGTAAGTTTGTCTTTAGTAGTAAGTCCTTTGTAATCAAAATTTTCTATATCTCCACCTGCTTCACCTACCGACACTTCTATATCTCCACCTTTGTCATCTTTACCTTTGGCTATTACTTTGAGCCTACGGTCTTGGCTATCTTTATAAATTAGACTAAAGCCATCAGCTTGCACGTTTTGGGTAAGATCGTATTTTGCAGTCCCAAAATTTTCGGTATAAATAGGATGTACATGTAGCTCTTTGTCTTTTAGGTATATACCACAGTGGCATTCGCTTTGTACTAGTTTAAGAACATCCAAGGCTGTGGCTTTGTTTATTGTAAACTTGTCGTATGTGAAGTCGTAATCACATTTTAGACTATACTCACTACCTACTTGTTTGATTGTTTTCTCCAAAAGATTTTTAACTGTTATTTTGGTAAAAATCTCATCTTTTAGCAGTGTATCATTAAACAAAAACATAGCGTCCTCGCACTCTATTGTCATGCCGTTGTCGTTTCGTTGTGCAGATTTTACAAAGCCATCAAACTCCTTTATTAATTTGCCATTATATCCTAGCTCTATGGCAACCTTTTGCTTGTTTTTTATTTCTTTTAGTTGCTCGATAGAAGTATTGTATATTAATGCAGGTAGTTTAATAGTCGCAGTGCTTACAATATTCTCAACGCTTTGTCTAATATTTACAGAGTCGAGAATTTGCAAGGTTTTACCATTAATAAGTATTTTATAGTCTATTTTATACATGTTACACTAATAGATTAATGCGCTCGTCGTCTGATTTGGCGCTAATACTAAATTGTTGATTTTCCTCTCCTTGTGTAAATGGCATATCTAAGTCTGTGATGACTATGCGAGTAATGTCGTAGGTGTCGTTAATGTATGGGCAAATGATTTTTATACTTTCGTTTGCTTCTACAAATTTGCGAAGTTTGATAATATAATCGTCAACACAGCCTTCTACATCAGACATAAAAATACCAGTGATTTTAATCTCGTAGTCTGACATGCTCCACTTTTCCTTAATAGTACCACGTAGAGTGTTGTCTGCTTTTGCTACATTTTTGCAAATTACATTGTTTTTTGTTGTGATACTTACAAGTGGATCAACTGGGAAGGTAAATTTTTCGCCTGTGCTTGGAAGTTCAAAAAACACAGGTACTTGCATTGTGTTGATGTTAAACTTAAATTTGTTTTGTAGTGCTAAGCCTGTAATGGCTTGAGTTGCATTTATTGGTATCTTTGGCATAGTATTAACAAGGTATTAATAGATTAATCACTTATTAAATTATATTAAGATGTCAAAAAATATTTGACAACTTAATAGACATTAGTTTGATGTGGGATACTGCCGTATTGCATACGATAGTGGCTTGTGTCTGTTGTGCCATCCTCGTCTTGATATGGTGGTAAGTTTGGCGTAATTTTGCCATTTTGTACATCAGTAAGCCATTCGATAGCATTATTGTATCTTATCTCTCTAATCTCCCAGCCTAGACGTTTAGGCATCCAACTGATTAGGTGATAAAGCATAATATCTGCACAATACATTAGTATCTGCTGATTACGATGCTCTCCAACTTGAGAAAATTCTGCAATCATATTAAAACGAGAGCGTAAAAATCCACTTATTTCTTCGAGAGCTACGGCTTCGGCTTTGTCTAGTGTAGTATCATCGTTTTGATGGATTACTTCAAGAGTATCTTCGTCCACCACAATCTTAAGGTCGTCATTAGTTAAGTATTGCATTTATTTATTTTTTTAGGTTAGTAATAACTTGCAGGAGGTAAACGTCTGCCGATGGCAGGTTCAAAGTTTTGAGTACGTGCTGTTTTTTGAAGTAGATAAATAGCTCCTTCGTCTGCGTCGGGTGCATCGTCGTGTCCTTTCATACCACGCTCAAAGGCAAGAGTCTGCTCCATTGCTGCCTGCATATCGGCATCTTTTTCTTGTCGTTTGTCGTAGTACACGAACCCACGCTCCCACAATGCACTAACAGCTTCGACACGTTGGAATTTTTCGGGCTTTTTACGTTTGTCTCCTCGTATTGGTAACTGGTAGCCTCGTCTCTCTCCTTCGGCAGTAAACTCGTCGAGGATAAGGTCTTGTAACATATTTGCCTCAATGTAGTAGAGAATAGGTGCTCCATTTGGTGCACTCTCATACAGATCGTAAAACCAACGAACCAACTCACCAATGGTACACTGACGACAAAATGCTTTAAGACAGTGCAATTCGCTTTTAAGTTTACCCCAAACTTTTACAGCCTTAAAATCGGATTTATCAGTACCTTTAAATGAGGGGTCGCAATAGGCAATAATTTGGTCGTACTTTGTCCAGTTCTCGCATTGCTTCCAGCGTATCCAATCGGATTTAAAGATTGCACCAGCTGTTAGTGGGTTGTTCATGTATTCCTTTTGAAATGCTCGATAGCCCATAAATGCCTCCATCTCTTTAATGCGTTCCATTTTCCAGTTCTCTGGCCAAGCAGGAGTCCCGTCTTTTGTCAAAATGTTTACTTTAGAAGTTGTTACTCCATCGGTTGCAATGATATTGCTAAGAACAGAGTTTTTGCTTATAAGATTACCTACCATTATAAAGCGACCGCCTGATGCTCCAAACGTTCCAAAGACTGCCTCCTTAACCCATGCCGTGCACTCAGTTATGCGTCGGTCGTTTCGGCACATCTCGTCGTCGTCGAGGTCGTCGATGATGATATAGTCGGGTCTTGAGTCTCGGTAGCGTAATCCTCGAGGACTTTGACCACGACCAAGCGCAAAACAGGCAACACCATCTGCAGTAACAAATTGACCTTCTTGCCAGTCTCCAGCATTGTATTGTGCTCCAAAGTCTGAGATAAAACGCTTATTAAATTGAAGTTCTGCCTGCAAGTCTCCCAAAAGAGTGCAAGCATTATCCTCACTTTTGCCAACTAGCACAATGACGTTGATAGTACGTTTTTCTTGTGCCATTAACCACATCGGGATAATAATGTCCATGTATGTGCTTTTAGCGTGTCCTCTAGGCCATTGATACACAGCACGTAGATTTTTATTGTTAAGAATATCCTTTGCTGCTTTGATGTGAAATTTAGCTGGCTTAATAAATTCGCCTGTGGTTTTGTCTTGGCAGTAATGAGGAAAATAATACTCTACAAAATAAGCGAAATTTGTGCGAGCCTTAGCTATTCGCCTGTGTCGTTCGGCAACGCTCTCCGTAGCTGACACCGTGCTCATCGTAGAGATGGCATTCCCCAAATTTTTCCAATTTCTTAATGCCTGTTTAGCGTTTTCCATGTTGTTAATAGTTAGTTAATGGTTGTAGCTTGCATGTGAGCAGTTACAAATTGATCTTGAAATTTGTAAGACTTTTGCAAAAAATCCTTGTCAATATCTGGATCTATTTTTGCTCGTTCTGCTAGCCAATTTTGATATGCTGTAAATACTTCGATAATAGTAACCACGTTTGTAGTCTTGTCTATTTTGCTAATAGAGTTTGCAAGCATGGCAATCTCTTGAGGACTCCATGTACCCTCCTCTAGTTTTTTGTCTAATTCTGCCAGCATTTTCTGCACAATCATAGGACGAGTTATATTTCTCGCTGCTCGTTCTGCACTCCATTCTCCTTGTTGTGCCCATTTACTTATAGAATTAGATGAGATGTTAATACGTTCTGCTATCTCTTTTATTTGCATACCTTGAAGGAACAAGGTCTTTGCTAGCGTTTGTTTTTGTTGTCGTTCTGCGCTTGTCATTTTTGTCTATATCTTAATTATAATGCAAAAATATAGCATAAAACACTGATATAAAAAAACTTATGCAAACATTGCACAAGTATTAGGATATGGCAAAAATGACCTATATTTTTGCACTGTAAACAAAATAAAAAAATAATGAAGGAGATTATATTAAGCGATGAGAGCATAAACTCCTACGGGTTTAGGGTACTCACTCAAGGTATTGACTTGGAGCAATACAAGAAAAACCCTATAATGCTGTTTATGCACAATCGTCCACTAAGAGAATATAAAGACGTACAACTGCCGATTGGCAAAATTGTCAACCTTCGCATAGATGGGGACAAACTTATCGGCACGCCTGAGTTTGATATGAGCGACGACTTTGCCGCTACTATTGCTCGAAAATACGAAAATGGATTTTTGAACATGGCAAGCATTGGCATCGACATCTTGGAGACAAGTCAAGAAGCTGAAGAACTACTTGTTGGTCAAACTCGTCCAACTGTTACAAAATGTAAACTTAGAGAGGTTAGTATCGTCGATTTGGGTAGCAATGACAATGCACTAGTAATAGACAACGATGTAGAACTAAAAGCAGGTTCTTATGTTGAGCTAACTGCTCACTCATACACATCAATAAAAGAAATTAAAAAAACTGAAAAAATGAAAATCAATCTAAACGTAGAGAAAATTCTCGAACTTTTGAGACTAGCAGCAGATGCTACT